GCGCGCGATGCCGCCCAGCTCGCCGCCGGCATCTACCCGGACACCGCCACCGGCCTGGCCGCAACGCCCGCCGGCAGCTACTTCAGCGTGCCGAGCGAGAGCGAGAGCGAGCACCTGATCCTCTACCGCAACAGCGCAGGCGCTGCCGTGGAGATCAAGCGCTACCCCAGCAGCGCCGCGCTGGATGGCATGCGCACGCTGCTCGCGCAGCTGTCGGCCGACCTGATCCGCACGCAAACCGCCATCGTCCAGCGCCTCGCCTTCAACTGAGACCCCAGCCATGACCCTCGAAACCGAAGTTGCCGGCCTCACCCAGGCCACCACCGACCTGCTCACCGCCGTCAACGTCAGCAAGACCACCCTGCAGGAGGCCACTCTCTCCGCCGAGGAAGACGCCACCCGCGCCGAGGCCGCGCTGCAGCAAGCGCAGGCCGTCAAAACGCAGACCGAAACCGCCCGTAATGAAGCCGTCGCCGGCCTTGGCGCCGCTGACCAGTCGCTCAACCTCGTGCACCTGGCCTATGGCGTCGCCGGCGCCGTTGACCTGGCAGGGCAGGCCGTGAAAGAGGCCGAGCGCAACGTCAACTTCCGCATCCAGTCCGGCGAGGTGACCGTCACCCAGGCCGACAGCCCCGCGCACACCCGCACCTACGCCAGCGCCGCCGTCACCCTGCCGCGCGCGTACCGCACCACCGATTACCAGATTGAAGTCGAGTGCATCGCCGCCGCGCCGTTTCTCGGCTGCGAAGGGCAGGTGCAGGTGCAAAGTCGCAGCACCAACGGCTTCGTGCTCGCCATCACCGGCAGCGCCACCAGCGCCACGCTGCGCTGGAAGGCCATCAACCCGAACGCCAAGTAAAGGAGCGACCCATGCAGATCATCCTCCCGCCCGGCAAAGCCGAGCACGTCACCGTCACCGAGGCCGGCGACTACGCCACCCTCAGCTACCAGGGCGCCGAACTGGTCATCCCCACGCTGCCGCGCCCGGATAACCACTCCGAGACCATCTACCTCTCCGATGGCGCGCTGCAGTTCGTGCCCGGTGCGCCGCCGGTCATCGCCGCGGTGTTCGCCTGCCATGCCGGCGAAACCACGCTCACCCTGTTCGCGCTGCCCGCAGCCACTGAAACCCAAGCCCCAGGAGCCTGACCATGCCGCTCACCATTTCCGCCCCCGACTCGCTGCGCATGAGCGTCGAGGCTGCCAGCGGCGGTCTCAACACCGTGCTCTACACCGCCAAGGGCCAGCCGTGCTACATGCGCGTGGTGCCCAAGTTCAACGTGCAGGACATCGACGCCAGCCTCGGCACCGGCGTGCACCCGGCGTTCGTCGTCAACGGCATCGAGAAAACCGAACTGTTCATCGGCCAGCACATCGGCACCTCGCTCAACGGCGAGATGCTCAGCCTGCCGGGCCGCGACCCGATCGCCTCGATCAACCACGACTCGGCCGTCGCCCTGGCGCGGGCCAACGGCAACGGCTGGCACGTGATGACCAACGCCGAATGGGCCGCCATCCAGCTCTGGTGCTGGAAGAACGGCTTCCAGCCGCGCGGCAACACCAACTTCGGCAGCAGCTCGGACGCCACCTGGGAGCAGGGCCGCCGGCAGGATGGCGTAGCCCCCGGCACCAACAGCGGCTCCGCCCGCACCCTGACCGGCTCCGGCCCGGCGAGCTGGCGGCATGACGCCACCCCGGCCGGCATCGCCGACCTGGCCGGCAACGTATGGGAGTGGGCGCCCGGCATGCGCATGGTCGCGGGCGAGATACAGGTCATCCCCAACAACGATGCCGCGCGCAACGTAATCGACCTGTCGGCCACCTCCAGCGCCTGGCAGGCCATCGACGGCGCCACCGGCGCGTTCGTCGCGCCGGGCCACGCCAACGCCGTCAAATACGGCACGAGCGGCACCGCCGCCTACACCCTGGTGCGCGCCTCCGGTTCCAGCTTCGAGGGCATCACCAACCCCGGCACCACCCCGGTGGCCGTGGCGGCGCTGCAGGTGCTCAAGCGCTACGGCCTGTTCCCGGCGGCCAACACGGGCCTGGGCGGCGATGCCATCTATATGACGCTCACCGATGAACGCCTGCCGTATCGGGGTGGCGGCTGGCACAACGGCTCCGCTGCCGGGGTGTTCGCGCTGAACCTGGACTTCCCGCGCTCCCTCGCCAACACGAACATCGGCGCCCGGCCCGCTTTTGTGATCTGAAATCTGTAGCGCGGTTATCTGCAGAGCGCGCGATCGCGCGCTTTGTGGGCCGCTGGGGAGTTGTGGTGTCACATTCCGATCTGCTCATCCGCAAGCACTGCGAAGAACTGCTGGAATATGCCTATATCGCCGTTCGTAACTTCCCGAAGTTTGAGAGGCATGTGTTCGGCGCTGAAATACGCACAACACTGTGGCGCATGCTCCGGCTGATCATCACGTGCAATAAGCGTTACCACAAAAAGACCACGCTCACCGAGCTGGACACAGAACTCGACGTGCTGCGCTCGCAAGTAAGGATGGCGTTCAGCCTGAAATACATCGACCAGAAACGTTACGAGCACTGGTCCCGCAAGAATGACGAGCTGGGCCGGATGCTGGGTGGGTGGATCAAGGCGCAACAGGGCTGATGCGTTACATCGCCTGCCGTATCGGGGTGGCAACTGGAACAACGGCTCCGCTGCCGGGGTGTTCGCGCTGAACCTGAACAACCCGCGCTCCAACGCCAACACGAACATCGGCGCCCGGCCCGCTCTTGTGCAATGCCAGAGGCCTGCCACTCACGGGTGACAGGACAGTGCGCACACAAAAGGACGCATCAGCCTCGGCGAATAGCCGAAACATTTAACAGGCAGGCGACAGCAAGTAGCTCCGCGCGAACGCTGCCCCTGCTACCCCAACGCCTCACGGCCAAGGATCAGCAATGCCCACCAGCTACGGCGGTCTTTACGAGCAGATATACGCCTTCGAGAACCTGCTCGATGCCTGGCGCAAGGCCCGCAAGGGCAAGCGCCGCCAGCGCGAAGTGCTGCGCTTCGAGGCGGACCTCGAGGGCAACATCATCCAGTTGCAGAACGAACTCATCTGGCAGCAATACCAGCCCGGCGCCTACCGCTACTTCACCGTGCCGCAGCCAAAGCCCCGCCAGATTGCGGCGCTGCCATTCCGTGACCGCGTGCTGCAGCATGCGATCAACACCATCATCGAGCCGATCTTCGAGGCGCGCTTCATCAGCGACAGCTTTGCCTGCCGCCCAGGGCGCGGCACCCACGCCTGCGCCGATCGCGCACAGCACTTTCTGCGCGCCGTGCGCCGCCAGCACGGGCGCGCTTATGCGCTCAAGGCGGACATCGCCAAATACTTCGCCAGCATTCACAGGCCGACCATCCTGCGCATCCTGGAGCGCAACATTGCCTGCCGCCGCACGCTCGACCTGATCCGCACGGTTATATATGCGGACGGCGCCACAACGGAGTTCGGCATTCCGATAGGCAACTTGACCAGCCAACTAATGGCCAACATCTACTTGCACCAACTGGATATCGAAATAAAACACGGCCTGCGCGCCCGTTATTACTGCCGCTATATGGATGACTTCATCATCATCCACCACGACAAACAGTACCTGCACGCCGCCCGCGCCCATATCGAGGATTGGCTGCAGAGCAACCTGCTGCTGCGCACCAACAACAAGACGCAAGTAGCGCCGGTCGCCAATCGCAACGGCATGTCGCTCGACTTCGTCGGCTACCGCATCTACCCGACACACCGGCTGCTGCGCCGCGACAGCATCAAGCGCATCAAGACCCGCCTGCGCCGGCTCCGCCGCCAGTTCGCGGCCGGCGAGATTGAGCTGCCCCAGGTGCGCGCCGTGGTCAGCAGCTGGATCGCCCACGCCAGCCACGCGGACACCCACGGCCTGCGCGAGAAGATCTTGTCCGAGTTCCGTTTTTCCAGGAGTGCCGCCCATGCGTAACCGCCTGCCCCTCGCGCTCGCCGTCCTGCTGCTCAGCGCCTGCGCCGCCACGCCCCTCGAGCTGGGCACCGAAGTGCCGCCGCCTGCCGGCTGCGCGGACCTGCGCACGCGAGGCGGCCAATGCTGAACGCCCTGCAAGCCGTGCTCGACCGCGCCCACAACGGCCACACCTACCTGCCCGACAGCGTGCAATACCAGCGCCACGAACACTGGACCGCGGCGCTGACCGGGGACTGCGAGGACTTCGCCCTCTGGTGCCGCGCAGAGCTACAGGCCGCCGGCATAGCGGCGGACCTCGTGCTGTGCCTCACTGAGCGCAGCGAGGGGCATCTGGTGTGCAGCGTGCAGGGCTACGTGCTCGACAACCGCCACCGCTTCGTCATGCGCCGCGACGATCTGCCCTGCCAGTGGCTCAGCCTCGGCCAGCCCGACGGCACCTGGCGCGCAATCACCAACTGAGGAGGCGAGGCTCGCCCATGGCTTTCAAAACGATCCACACCCAGCACGGCCTCATCGCAATGGCCCGCGCAGAGTCCAGCGGCTCGCCGATCAACCTCACGGCCATCGCCGTGGGCGACGGCAACGGAACCCCGACCACGCCCGACTGGCAGCAAACCCAGCTCGCCCGCGAGCGCTACCGCGCTGCGCCCAACCGCATCTACCAGGACCCCGCCGACCCTACGCTGTTTACCGCCGAGCTGGTGGTACCGGCCACGCAGGGCGGCTGGGTGATGCGCGAGATCGGCGTGTTCGACGCCGCCGGCAGCCTGTTCGTGGTCGGCAACCTGCCGGAGGTCTACAAGCCGCTACCGGAGGAGGGCAGCTACGGCGACGTGGTGCTGCGCGTGCAGTTCGCCGTCAGCAACGCCAGCGTCGTCACTCTGCAGATCGACCCGGCCGTCGCGGTCGCCAGCCAGACCTGGGTGATCAACAACATCACCGCCGCCACCCTCATCCCCGGCGGCACCGTGGGCCAGCTGCTGGGCAAGGGCAGCAACGCGGATGGCGACTACGAGTGGCAGAACCCGGACGCCATCAACGTCACCGTCGATACCGTGGCCGAGAAGCAACTGCTCGCCGCCAACCAGACGCTGGTGGACCTCACCGTTACCACCACCTACGGCCTGGCCGTGTACATCAACGGCCTGCGCATCGACATGGGCAGCGGCGCGGACGAGTGGCAACCCCACGCCACCATCGCCACCCGCGTGGTGCTGGGCAAAAGCTACGCCGCCGGCACGCGCATCACCCTGGTCAACAACGAACCCGCCGGCAGCGGCGCGGCGCCGCTGGAGCGGGACAAGAACTTCGCCGACGTGGAGAACAAGGTCACCGCGCGGACCAATCTCGACATTTTCAGCAAGGCCGAATCACGCCAACTGGCCCCGGCCGGCCTGGTCGCCCACTTCGCCCGCACCACCGCTCCCGCGGGCTGGCTGAAAGCCAACGGCGCGGCCGTCTCGCGCATCGCCTACGCCGACCTGTTCGCCGCCATCGGCACCCTGTTCGGCACCGGTGACGGCTTCACTACCTTCAACCTGCCGGATTTGCGCGGCGAGTTCCTGCGCGGCTGGGACGACGCCCGCGGCGCGGATGGCGGGCGGGCACTAGGTAGCGTGCAGGGCGACGCTATTCAGGGGCACGCCCACAGCGGTGAAGTGTCTTCTGCTGGCTCTCACGCCCACAGCGGCTCTACCTCGCCCGCAGGTAGTCACACTCACGGGTTTTCCTACGCGGCAACCCAATACTCCGGATCGCCAGGCGCCGCAACTGGCAATGGCTACATAAATAAGTCTGTAAGCGGCACAACAGGTTCTGGCGGCGCGCACTCTCACTCGCTAAGCACCGATAACTCCGGCGCGCACGAGCACCAAATCACCATCCATGCCACCGGCGGCGCCGAAACACGCCCGCGCAACGTCGCGCTGCTGGCCTGCATCAAGTTCTGAGGACCGCGCCCATGATCGTCTACCAATACAACACCGCCGGCCTCTACCAGGGCGAAACCGACGCGGACGAAAGCCCGCTCGAACCCGGCGTGCTCCTCATGCCCGCCCGCACCACGGCGGTGGCGCCGCCAGCGAGCGTGCCAGCAGGCCGCTGGCCCCGCTGGAACGGCGTGGCCTGGGAACTCGCCACCAAACCCCAAGCCCCCGCAGCGCCAGACCCCGTCGCCAAGCTGCAGGCCTTACTGAACGAGAACCCAGACGTCGCCGCACTGATCGAGCAGCCTGCTGCTGGGTGAGTGAGGAGCGCCGGCAGGGACGCCGGCAGTGCCAAAAAGAACCTCGCCTCGGCGGGGTTTTGGTGTTTGTGCCCTGTGGCGACTACCGCTACAGGCCCGGCTGCATGCGGGCTTCACGCGCGCGCGTCACCCTTGAGGCTCACTGATCCGGCACTCGCCCAGGAGCCTTTTACCCATGGCCACCGCTTATCACCACGGCGTCCGCGTCCTCGAAATCAACGAGGGCACCCGCCCAATCCGCACCATTTCAACCGCCGTGGTCGGCCTGGTCTGCACTGCCAGCGATGCCGATGCCGCCGCATTCCCGCTCAACAAGCCCGTGCTGCTCACCGATGTGCTCACCGCAATCGGCAAGGCCGGCACGCTGGGCACGCTGGCGAAGAGCCTGGATGCCATCGCAGACCAAGCCAGCCCGATCACCGTCGTGGTGCGCGTGGCGGACGGCGAGGGCGTCGACGATGCCGCGAAGGAGGCTGACCAGGTCAGCAAGATCATCGGCGGCGTGACTGCGACCGGCGAATACACCGGCCTCAAGGCCCTGCTGGCTGCCGAAGCCCAGCTCGGCGTGCGCCCGCGCATCCTCGGCGTGCCGGGCCTGGACTCGCTGCCGGTCACCACTGAGCTGGTCAGCATCGCCGAACAGCTGCGCGGCTTTGCCTATGCCAGCTGCTGGGACTGCGAAACCGTCTCCGAGGCGCTGGCGTACCGTGCGGGCTTCGGCGCGCGTGAGCTGATGCTCATCTGGCCGGACTTCGTCTCCTGGGACACCGTGGCGAATGCCAACGCACCGGCCAGCGCCGTGGCTCGCGCCCTGGGCCTGCGCGCCAAGCTGGACGAGCAGGTGGGCTGGCACAAAACGCTGTCCAACGTGCCGGTCAACGGCGTGTCGGGCCTGAGCAAGGACATCTACTTCGACCTGCAGAACCCAGCGACCGACGCGGGCCTGCTCAACGCCGACGAAGTCACCACGCTGATTCGCCGCGACGGCTTCCGCTTCTGGGGCTCGCGCACCTGCAGCGCGGACCCGCTGTTCGCCTTCGAGAACTACACCCGCACCGCCCAGGTGCTGGCCGACACCATGGCCGAAGGGCATTTCTGGGCGGTGGACAAGCCCATGCACGCCTCCCTGGTGCGCGACATCGTCGAGGGCATCAACGCCAAGTTCCGCGAGCTCAAGCGCAACGGCTACATCATCGACGGCGAATGCTGGTTCGACCCGGCCGCCAACGACAAGGACACCCTCAAGGCCGGCAAGCTCTACCTGGACTACGACTACACGCCCGTCCCGCCGCTCGAGAACCTCATGCTCCGCCAGCGCATCACCGACCGCTACCTGGTCGACTTCGCTGCCAGCGTGACCTCCGCCTAATTCCATTGATCCGCGCGGCTCTGGCCGCGCCGTAGGAGAGCCCAGCCATGGCCCTGCCCAAGAAACTCAAGCACATGAACCTGTTCAACGATGGCGGTAGCTACGTTGGGCAGTGCAAGTCCGTCACCTTGCCGACCCTCGGCCGCAAGCTGGAGAGCTTCCGGGGCGCCGGCATGGACGGCCCGGTCAAGGTCGACCTCGGCCACAGCGACGACGGCATCCAGATCGAATGGACCCTCGGCGGCTGGGACCTGACCGTGCTGCGCCAGTTCGGCGCGGTTAAAGCGGACGGCGTGATGCTGCGCTGGGCCGGGTCCGTGCAGCAGGACGACACGGGCGCGGTATCCGCCGTCGAGGTGGTCGCCCGCGGCCGGCATGAGGAGATCGACTTCGGCGATGCCGAGTCCGGCGAGGACACCGAACACTCCATCACCACCACCTGCACCTATTACAAGCTCAGCGTGGACGGCAACGTCGAGATCGAGATCGACCTGCTCAACTTCGTCTTCATGGTCAACGGCGAAGACCGCCTCGCCGAGCACCGCAAGGCCATCGGCCTGTAACCCCGGCGCCGGCCCGCGCCGGCGCTCCTGAATCAACCCAAGGAGCACACCCATGAGCAAGACCAGCGAACCCATCGTCCTCGAGCAGGCCATCAAGCGCGGCGAGACCAGCATCACCGAGATCACCCTGCGCAAGCCGGCCGCCGGCGAGCTGCGCGGCCTCAAGCTGGCCGACCTGATCAACGGCGACGTCAACGCCACCATTCGCCTGGTGCCGCGCATCAGCGTGCCGACCCTCACCGAGCAGGAAGTTGCCGCCCTGGACGTGGCCGATCTGCTGGGCTGCGCGGACGCCATCGCCGGTTTTTTGCAGAAGACGGGCAGCACGGCGGAATCCCCCGCCGCGTAGATGACGTGATGGCGGACATCGCCCTGGTGTTCCACTGGGGGCCAGAGCAGATGAACGCCATGCCGCTGCATGAACTGATGGACTGGCGCGAGCGCGCCATCGAACGATGGGAGCGCACGCATGGCGCGTGATCTGAACCTCAAGGTCAACCTCCAGACGCTGGACAACTCCACGCGCCCGCTGCGCACCATTGCCAGCGGCGCGACCAGCCTGGGCCGTGCGCTCAAGGACACCCGCGGCGAACTCAAGGGCCTGCAGGCCCTGCAGAAGGACGTCAGTTCATTCCGCAACCTCAAGGGCGCTGCCGACCAAACCGGCGGCGCCCTGCAGGCCAACCGCGAGCGCATCAAGGCGCTGTCCCGCGAAATGGCTGCAGCCGAAACGCCCACCAAGGCGCTGACGCGTGAATTCCAGAGCGCGGTCCGCCAGGGCCACGCCCTCAAGCAGAAACACAACGAGCAACAGCGCGAACTGCAGGGCCTGCGCGGCAAGCTCGGTGAGGCGGGCATCAGCACCCGCAACCTGTCCGATCACGAACGCGAGCTGCGCCAGCGCATTGAGCGCACCAACCAGACCATGGGCAAGCAGGAGCAGCGTCTCAAGCAGCTCACCGCCCAGCAGAAGCGCCTCGGCCAGGCCAAGGCCGACTATGACCGTACCCAGCAGCTCGCCGGCAGCATGGCCGCCAGCGGTGCAGGCGGGCTGGCCACCGGCAGCGGCATGCTCTACGCCGGCGCGCAGCTGATGGCGCCCGGGCTGGAGTTCGACGCCGCCATGAGCAAGGTGCAGGCGCTGACCCGCCTCGATGGCGCGTCCGAGGAGATGGCCGCGCTGCGCGAGCAGGCCCGCCAGCTCGGTGCCAGCACCCAATTCACCGCGGGGCAGGCGGCAGAAGCCCAGGGCTTCCTCGCCATGGCCGGCTTCAAGGCTGAATCCATCCAGGCGGCCATGCCCGGCATGCTGGATCTCGCCAAGGCGGGCGACAGTGGCCTGGCTGAAACGGCGGACATCGCCTCCAACATCCTCACCGGCTTCAACCTGCAGGCGAGCGAAACCGGGCGCCTGGGGGACGTCCTGGTCGGCACCTTCACCCGCTCCAATACCAACCTGCAGATGCTCGGCGAAACGATGAAGTACGCCGCACCCGTGGCCGCCAGCGTAGGGCAGGACATCGAAACCGTCGCCGCCATGGCCGGCAAGCTGGGTGACGCCGGCATCCAGGGCAGCATGGGTGGTACCGCGCTGCGTGCCATCCTTAACCGGCTGTCCGCGCCGCCGGCAGCAGCAGCCAAGGCGTTGAACAAGCTCGGCATCAGCGCCAAGGATGCCCAGGGCAACCTGCGCGACATGCCCACTGTGCTGCAGGAGATCTACGAGAAAACCAAGAACATGGGCGACGCCGACCGCGCCGGCCTGCTCAAGGCAATCGCCGGCGAAGAAGCGGTAGCAGGTATGCAGGTGCTGGTCGCCCAGGCTGGCAGCGGCGCGCTGCAGGAGTTCGTCAGCACCCTCAAGAACACCGAGGGCGAGGCCAGCGCCACGGCCAAGACCATGGCCGATAACCTGCGCGGCGATCTCTCGGCCATGGGCAGCGCCTGGGAGGATCTGGGCATCCAGCTGCAGGAGCAGCAGAACGGCCCCATGCGCGAGATCACCCAGACCATCACTGGCATCATCGGTGGCGTGAAGGGCTGGATCGCCGAGAACCCCAAGCTCGCCGCCAACATCGTCAAGACGGCCGCCGGCGTCGGCATTCTCATGGCAGGCATGGGCGGGCTCACCCTGGCGATCGCCAGCATCCTCGGGCCGTTCGCCATGGTGCGCTACGGCATGACGCTGTTCGGCATTCGCGGGGCGGGGCTGGCTGGCACGCTGTTTAACCTCGGCAAAACGGCGCTGCCGCTGGTGGGCAAGGGCATCCTGTTCATTGGCCGTGCGTTAGCGATGAACCCCATCGGCCTGGCCATCACCGCCATCGCCGGCGGCACCTACCTGATCTACCGCAACTGGGACAAGGTCGCCCCGTACTTCCTCGGCCTCTGGGCAGAGATCAAAACCGGGTTCAGCGGCGGGCTCAGCGGCATTGCCGCCACCATCGTCAACTTCAGCCCGCTGGGCCTGTTCTACCGCGCGTTCGCCGGCGTTCTCGGTTACCTGGGCGTGGATCTGCCGGCCAAGTTCACCGACTTCGGCGGGATGCTGATGCAGGGGCTGGCGAACGGCATCAAGAACGCGGCCGGAGCGGTGAAGGGCGCCGTGGTTGGCGCGGCGGACAGCAGCATCGGCTGGTTCAAGGAAAAGCTCGGCATTCACTCACCGTCGCGCGTATTCGCCGAGCTGGGCGGCCACACCATGGCCGGCCTTGAGCAGGGCCTGCAGGCCGGTGAACGTGGCCCGCTGTCGCAACTGGGCGACACGGCCAAACGGCTGACGGCAGCAGGTGCTATCGGCCTGAGCGCGGCAGTCGGTGCCATGCCGGCAGAGCCGGTCGCGTTCGATACGCGCCCACCGCTGGCCGCCCGTGCGGCTTCGCCATCCGCAGCCCAAAGCACGCCGGCGCCAATCACCGTGCACATCCACGCGGCCCCCGGGCAGGACGCCAACGCCATCGCCCGCGCCGTCGCCGCCGAGCTGGACAAGCGCGAGCGCGAACGCGGCGCCCGTGCCCGCTCGTCCCTATTCGACCAGGACTGATTACCAGGAGTAATGGACCATGATGATGGCCCTCGGCATGTTCGTCTTTTCGCTGGAGACCCTGGCCTACCAGGAATTCCAGCGCCAGACGGAATGGCGCCACGGCTCCACCAGCCGCATCGGCACCAACCCGGCGCGCCAGTACCTCGGCCGCGGTGATGACAGCATCACCCTGCCGGGCGTACTGCTGCCCGCGCTGGCCGGCACCCAGCTCAGCCTCGACACACTGCGCACCATGGCCGACACCGGCAAGGCCTGGCCGCTGGTGGAGGGCACCGGGAAGATTTACGGCACCTGGATCATCGAATCCTTGAGCGAAACCCGCACGCTGTTCTTCCGCGACGGCCAGGCGCGGCGCATTGAGTTCACCCTCACGCTCAAACGCATCGATGACGGCCGGGTGGATCTGCTCGGCAGCGCCATAAGCGCCGGCGGCAACATCCTGCGGAGACTGCTGTTGTGATCGACACCATCATCGCCCAGGGCAAAAGCCTGCTCGGCCAGGCCGCGGACAAGTACCGCGACGCCACCGCCTACCCGCAGCCGACCTGCCGCGTGATGGTCAACGGGCAGGACATCACCAGCGCCATCGAGCAGCGGCTTATCAGCATCGAGCTCACCGACAACCGCGGCATGGAGGCCGACCAGCTCAGCATCAGCCTCAGCGACCACGACGGCCTGCTGGCCATCCCCCCGCGCGGCGCCGTGGTGCGCCTCTGGCTCGGCTGGCACGACACCGGCCTGGTGGACAAGGGGTCATATACGGTGGACGAGGTCGAACACAGTGGCGCGCCGGACGTGCTCAACATCCGCGCCCGCAGCGCGGACCTGCGCGAGGGGCTCAAGGCCAAGAAGGAACGCAGCTGGAGCGGGCAGACTCTCGGCGCCATCGTCCAGACCGTGGCCGCTGCCTACGGGCTCAGCCCGGTGATCAGTGCGGCGCTGTCGGTCATCCAGCTCGCCCAGGTGGACCAGGCCAACGAATCCGACGCCAACCTGCTCAGCCGCCTCGGCCAGCAGTTCGACGCCATCGCCAGCATCAAGGCCGGGCGCCTGCTGTTCATGCCGGCCGGCAAGAGCGTTACCGCCAGCGGCGCCGCGCTGCCGCACATCACGCTCACCCGCGCCGATGGCGACGGCCACCGCTACCTGCAGGCCGACCGCGACAGTTACAGCGGCGTGCGCGCCTACTACTACGAGCTGAACAGCGCGGAGAAGAAGGAAGCCATCGCCGGCGGTGGCGATAACCTCAAGGACCTGCGCCACACCTACACCGACCAGGAGGCCGCCCTGCGCGCCGCCCGCGCCGAATGGTCCCGCCTGCAGCGCGGCACCGCCACGCTCAGCTACACCCTGGCCAAGGGCCGCCCGGATCTGATCCCCGAACTCACCTACAGCCTGATCGGCGTGAAGGCCGACATCGACGCCGTGGTCTGGCTCGGCGCCAACGTCCAGCACAGCTTCACGCCGGACAGCTACACCACCTCGCTCGAGCTGGAATCCAAACTGCCGGACGCCGACGACATCGCCAGCCTGGCCGAGGCCGGCAACTACACCGGCGTGCTCGCCTGGTACCGCGACGAGAAAACCGGCGACCAGAAGAAACTCACCGAAGGCGACCAGACCAGCCCCAAACGGCTGCTGCACCTGTACGCCGAAAAGAGCAGCGCCCAGCGCGCCGTGGAGCGGGAATGGAAGCGGATCCAGCAAGCGAACGCCTGACCGAGCCAGCACTGCAGCAGGAAGAGCCGCAGCGATCGGCCTGGGAGCTGATTGACGAGGAGTGGGAAGGGGGCGAAGTGCCCATGTGCATGTAGCCGAACGAGCGGCCATAAAAAAGCGCCTTTCGGCGCCTTCAGTGTTTCTGGTTGCTCTCGGCCAACACCGAGACAAAACGCATCACATGCGCTCGATCTTCCTGTGAGCATTGACGGTACCAGCGCAGCAGCGCCCGTTCGGTTTCACTGATCACTTCGACGTGCTGAGGCACTTCCTGGATAGCCTGACGGGCTTGCTTCTGACTGGACAACATGCGCGAACTCCATACGCGGGCACTGTATACCCGTACAGTATATGAGGGTTGCGGTTTTGCCAACGCGACAACATTTCACACAGGTATCCGGCTGGCTGGTTAGCGTGGCTGCCGAGTGCCCGTGACGATGTACAGCACGTCCGCATCGCTGTGCGCGGCCAGGGCGTCGAGGTAGTCAATGGGAATGACGGACGTGCCGTTCTCGAAACGCTTCTGCAGGTAGTCCGTCACGCCGGCCAGATGGGCCAGTTCATGAACCAGCAGGCCGAGGCGGTCGCGTTCTTCGCGTAGCCGGGCGCCGTAGGTTCCGGGGCATTCTTCCAGCTGAATCGCTGCGCTCATGTGCATCTCCTTGGTTGCAAGTCACCGACAGCCAGCGGCGCGGGCAGTTCCCTTACGCCAGATGGGCGCGCAGGTCTTTAGGCCGGACGATTACCCCTGTTTCGGTGTCGATGACGTCACCGATGATGCGATCGAGGCGGAAGGTGCGCTCGGCGTGCCGGTCCTGACACTCGCCTTTGATATGGCTGGCGGTAACTGAATGGACCGTTACGGTGCGTACCGTGATCGCACCCTTGGAGTCTTCATAGGTGAACTCGACCGTGCCGAGGCGCCAGCCCGAACGCATCGCGCGGCTGGGTGCTTCATCGACTGCCGTGCGGCGAACCGGCGCGGCGGCAGGCAGATCCAGCGCCTTGCGCTGGGACGGCGTCAGCGGCTTGGGGCGGCTCGAGGTGGCGGTAGGGCGCATCATCGCAGCGGCCTTGGCGTTAGTGCGCTTGACCAGACCAACAAAGACCGCGACAGCGCTGGCGATCACCAGCAGACCGATGAACAGCTCCATGCTCAGCCCTCACACAGCTGCAGGCCGCGCTCGATCAGCGGGGTCATCAGAACTTTGCCGTAGCCGCTTGGCGAGTCCCGCCAGATATCGTTGGCATCTGCCCAGCCCATCCGCTTCGCATGGCCGCGAGCAGACCCGTTCACGGCATAGGTCACGCTGTTTGCTTCAAGCAGCACCCATGAGGGGGATTCGCAGCGCAGCTGGCCCTCTGAGAGGGTGAGCGGCCAGCGGTCGCCGTACTCCGCTTGGCTCACAGTGACAGCGCGCGGCTCTTGCGGTGTGAGTGCGCTCCAGATCCACCAGGATGCAGCACCGACCAGTGCTAGGTAGAACAGCCCGGCGAGCTGTTTGCCGCGCTGACCGGTCGGGGCTTGCGCGCCGCACTGGGGGCACGCTTGCGCCGTGGTCGATACGTCCTGTTTGCATTCCTTGCAGGCAGCCATGGCCATTGCAATCTCCTTGTGCTGGTGGTCAGTCCTGGTTGTTTACGACATAGCGCCCGGTTGATTCGGCCAATGCCGACGTCAGCCGCCGCACGGTGGCCCGGTCGCTGTCCGGCATTGAGCGGTACTGGTTCAGCAGGGTGGACTCATCGTCTCCGAGGGCGCCTTCGCTGGGCGTGGAGCGCTGCCCGGTAACGACATACAGCACGTCGACCCCAACCGCCGAGACCTTCGCTAGATAGTCGCCGTCTGGGCTGCGTTCGCTCTTCTCGTATTTGCCCTGGGTGTTCCGATTAACCCCGCCGATCTGGCCGAGTTCTTCCTGTTTAAGCCCCAGGCGGTCGCGCTCCTCGCGCAGCCGTTCACCTAATGAACACGTTTGCACGCAAAATCCTTTGACATGCACGATTTCGGGTGCATAATTGCCATCACATGAACACGTTTGAACACACATGAACACTATGCACGCCCTCCTAACACCCGAGCAAGCCCGCGCAGCGCTAGACCGCGAGGGCATATCCATTGCTGATTTCAGCCGCCGTCACGACCTGAATAAAAATCTGGTGAGCGACTTGCTCAACGGCCGCAAGAAAGGCCGCCGGGGCGAGGCCCACCGGGCCGCGGTGCTCCTTGGCCTCAAGGAAGGCATCGTCACCGAGTCGGCGCAGAACTACGGTCGCCGCAGCACCGACATCGGCGCCGTGATTTCAAAGTAATGGCAACTGGCCCAGCGAGAAACCAGAAGATGAAGCGCACCGTTCTAGATACCCGCCGGCAAGTGATGAGCGCTGTGGTGTGCGACTACCCGGGCGGGCGCGAATGCGCTGCAGCCCGTTTGGGCCTGCCGCTCAAGAAGCTGGACAACCATCTGTACGAGAACGCCGGCAGCCGCCCGCTTTCGGACGAGCAGATCCACATGCTCGAGCAGCAGTCCGGCACCACGCATTTCCCTGATTACGTCGCCGCGTTGTATGGCGGTGTGTTCGTACCGGTCGCCAACCCGGACGAGCTGGACAACATCGAGCTGTTCGAACGCTGCATGAAAACCGCCGTCAAGCGCGGGGCAGTGGACCGGATCATCGCCGAGGCGCTGAGCAACGGTGAGATTGACGAAGGGGAGGCACGCGCCATCCTCGACGCACACCGCCAGCACATGGCGGCGCGGCATTCGGAAGTACACGCGGTAATCCTGCTGCACAAGGCCCGTAAGCCAGGCCAGAACTAAGAAGTAAGCCGCGGTGGCGGTTTGGGGAGGGGAAGTGAGCGTAGCCAATAACGGCGGATACAAATGCCTATGCCCGGCCTGTGGCCAGCGCATGCGCATCCGTAACAGCGAGGCGCAAACGCCGACGTTCAAAACGATGTACGCGCAGTGCATGAACATGGCCTGCGGCGCGACCTACGCCGGGTCGCTGACCTGGGATCACGCACTCAGTCCATCCGGGCTGGACGCACCACGCGTGGTACTGCCGGTGGCGCCATCGGTGCTCCGCATGCAGGCACTGCGCGACAGCCGCGAGAAGACCGACCAGCTCGACATGCTCGACCAAATGGAACCGGAGGTAGCAACCGCATGAACGTATCGACCATCAACGACGCCCAGGAATACCGGGCGAGCATGCAGCGCGCCGCGCTGACCTTTCTGCAGCGCCACCAGGGCGAGCACCTGACCGACGATGGCCACCTGTTCGAGCGTGCCGTCGGCTACCTGGTCAACTCGCTGGAGGTTCCTGCGTTCATGGCTGATCGCCTGGTGCACCTCGCCATGGGCGAGCTGGAATGCCTCAAGCGCCCGGTGATCGGCATCGACTACGCCTCCGGCACGGACGAAACCCGCGTCGCGCTGATCAATTTTTTTTCAGGTGAGGCGGTATTAATCCCTCTGCGCCACCTGCCGGCGCGCCTGCAGCCGCCCGCGGCGCCGCTGGCTGCAGCAGCCACTCACTGATCACCCCCTGAATTGACCCAAGCCCATGCCCGCCATTGCGCGGGTAGGGGAAAGTTGCGCCCGAACGGTGGCCCCATGAGTACAGACGTTTCCATCCAAATCCAGCTGAACAGCGCCCAGGCCGAGGCCTATCTGCGCTGGCTGACCAGCCAGTACGAGCAGCTGATGGCTGCCTGCTGGTACGACGATCGCTACCGCTTCACCCCGCAGGGCGAACGCGGCCCGAAGATCCTGCGCGACCACCCGCACATCGCCGGCCTCAACCGCACCATGCGCGAGCTGGTGAAGGCCCGCCAAGGAGCTAAGGCATGAGCACTCACCCGATGCCCGCCTGCGAGGCGCTTGCGGCCGATCCGGCGCGTTACATGTTTAAGCAGCAGCTGGCTGAGCTGGTCGAGGCACGCGACTACGACGAGAAATTTCGCATGATCTGCCGCCTGGGCGGCTATCTCAGCGCTCTGCTCGAGTGCGACGTGATCACCTGCGAAGAACACATGGCGCTACGGGAAGAGATGCAAGAATTCGTCTGGGGGACTGCCCGATGAAGGACATGGACCGCCACATCCGCGAAGAGGTGCTGCGCCGTTTCGAGGGTGACTTCGGCCTCAAGCGCCGCGCCGGTACCGACTATATGCGCGGCGGCACCTGCCCGAGCTGCGGCAAGAAGGAGCTGTATTCGCGCTACGACCAGCCCTGGTTCATCAAGTGCGGCCGGGAGAGCAAGTGCGGCGAGCAGTGGCACGTGAAGGAGCTGTTCGACGATCTGTTCGACGACTGGAGCAAGCGCGCACCGAGCACCGAGCAGGCGCCGGCCGCCAGCGCCGATGCCTACTTGCAGTTCGCACGCGGCTTCGACCTGGGCATGATCCGGGGCTGGTACAGCCAGGAGAACTACTGGAGCCGCGAACTTGCCCAGGGCAGCGCCACGGTGCGCTTCCCGCTGGAAAAGGGCGGCTACTGGGAACGGCTGATCGACCGCCCGCACCGCTTCGGCAAGCAGAAGGCACGCTTCGCCCCAGGCCAGAGTATGAAAGGCTACTGGTGGTGCCCGCCGAGCGTGGACCTGCTCGAGGTGGACGAGTTGTGGATCGTCGAGGGCATCTTCGACGCCATCGCGCTGCTGCACCACGAACTCGACGCCGTGTCGGCCATGAGCAGCAACGCCTTCCCGGCCGAGTCGCTCAAGGCGCTGGTGAAGGCCCGCGCCGATGCCGGGCGCAAGCTGCCGCGCCTGGTCTGGGCGCTGGACAACGAGCCGGGCGCCCATCGCTACACCCGCCGCTGGGCCAAGATGGCCCGCGAGCTGGGCTTTACCTGCGAGGCCGCGCAGATCCCGCAGCGTGACCGTAAGGTGGACTGGAACGACCTCCACCAGCGCTGGGCCTTTATCGAGGGTGACGACAAGCGCGCGGAGCAGATCGAGCGCGACCTGCGCGAAGCGCGCTACCACGGCAGCCTACTGCTGGCCGAAAGCGCGGCGGAGAAGGGCGCGCTGATGTTCGATTGGCGCCAGCGGCATGAATTTCACTTCGCGTTCGAGAACCGCCTGTACTGGTTCAAGATGGACCTGGAGAAGTTCAACAAGGCCAAGCAGGCGCTCGAAGGCAGCGAGCACCACGACGACCAGCTGCTCAATGATCGGCAGATGACTGAAAAGGCGCTGCAGCAGTGCGGCGCGGTGGTGGAAATCGCCAACTGCTACCCGCAGGCGCTGTACTTCCAGCGCAACGAGGTGACGGACGAGTCCTGGTACTACTTCCGCGTGGACTTCCCCCACGACGAGCCGACGGTGCGCAACACCTTCACCGGCGGCCAGGTGGCGGCGGCCAGCGAGTTCAAAAAGCGCCTGCTCGGCATGGCCGCCGGCGCGGTGTTCACCGGTACCGGCGCGCAGCTGGACCGCATCATGCGTGACCAGCTCTACGGCCTGAAAACCGTCAAGACCATCGACTACATCGGTTACAGCAAGGAGCACAGCTGCTACGTGTTCGGCGACCTTGCCGTGCGCGGTGGCGTGCTCGAGCAGGCCAACAAGGAGGACTACTTCGAGTTCAAGCAGCTGCGTTTGAAGACGCTGCAGAAGTCGATCCGCCTGGAGATCGCCCGTACCGACGAGGGCTACCGCGCCGAGTGGCTCGAATGGCTGTGGACCTGTTTCGGCACCCAGGGCATCGTCGCGCTGGCGTTCTGGTTTGGCTCGCTGTTCGCCGAGCAGATCCGCGACGAGTATCAGAGCTTCCCCTTCCTGGAAGTGACGGGCGAGGCGGGCGCGGGCAAGTCGACGCTGCTGATGTTCCTCTGGAAGCTGTTCGGCCGCCCGGACGAAGAGGGCAAAGACCCTTCGAAAATGTCCAAGGCCGGCCTGCGCCGCTGGATGGGTCAGGTATCCGGCATGCCGCTGGTACTGCTCGAGGCTGATCGCAGCGACAACGACCGCGGCGCCGCCAAGGCCTACGACTGGGACGAGCTGAAACCGCTGTTCAACGGCGGCACCCTGGGCGTCACCGGCGTGAAGACCGCCGGCAACGAGACCTACGAACCGCCGTTCCGCGGCACCATCGTGATCAGCCAGAACGCCACGGTGATGGCCAGCGAGGCGATCCTCACCCGTATCGTCAAGCTGCACTTCGTGCGCCCCGAGGTCACCGCCAACAGCCGCGCCGCAGCGGACAACCTCAACCACCTGAGCGCGATGGACGTCAGCCACTTCCTGCTGATGGCCGCCCGGGCCGAGGGCAAGGTGCTGGAAACCTTCCGCGCCCAGGTGAAGGTGCACGAGCAGGCCCTGCGCGAGCTGAAAGAGATCCGCATCGAGCGAATCATCAAGAACCACGCGCAGCTGCTCGCCCTGGTCGACTGCCTGCGGCTGATCATCCCGCTCACCGATCGGCAGCACGCCGCCGCGCAGCGCGAGCTGGTGGCCATGGCGCTGGCTCGCCAGACCGCCGTCAACGCCGACCCGGCCGAGGTGGCCGAGTTCTGGGAGGCCTTCGACTACCTGCAGGGCCTGAGCGAAGACCCGGTGGTGGACCACTCGAAAAAGCCGGACGTGATCGCCGTGAACCTCAACGAGTTCTGCGAGCGCGCCGCCGACCACAAACAGAAGATCGCCGACATCGGCACGCTGCGCACCCTGCTACCCAACAGCCGCTCGCGCAAATACCTCATGCACAACAAGGGCGTGGACAGCGCCGTTCGCGCGGCCTTCAACCGCCGCAACCACCTCAGCCAGCGCGGCACCACGGTGAAGTGCTGGATTTTCCAGAACCCCGACCCGACCGGGCGCGGCAACGCCTGATCGGTCGAGCAACACCCCAACCCAAGGAGAAGCACCATGCAAGACCAATCGAAAAATGACAGCAAGCCGTTCTCAGAACTGAGGGATGCGCTTTTCCACCTTGATTACGCCAACGACTCAATTCTCGAGGCGGAACGCGAGCTGGCGAAAGCAAAGCAGGCGTTCGGCGACAAGCTGCGAGCACTCGGCCCCGTCTGGGTTAAGGCGGTCGATGCGGCCGCGAAGATGGGGGAAGAACTGCCAGACGCGTTCCGTGAAGGCGGGCTTCTCATCAGGTTCGACGAGGAAGGTGTAGCGAGTGCAGATCGCTTACCGGACGCCGCCTCGAGCCACACGTTGTACACGCTGGCCAACAAGGCGGGAGAGTAAGCGATGAACCACTACGACGATGACGAACCCAGCCTCACCCTGCGCGCCCGGCTGGTGATGGGTGGCTGGATCGGCACCGGCCTGGCCGGCCTGCTGGCCGCGGCCAATCACCTGCCGGACCTGTTCCTGCTGATCGCACGCTGAAAACAAGAAGGCCCCGGTGAGCGGCAACTCACCAGGGCCTGACCAACCCAAGGAGAAGCACCATGCAAGCACGTACCCCAGAAGTCAGCGCTGAGAAGGCTACCACGGCGGACCTTGATTCAGTTGTCGCCGCCATTCTTCAAGAGAACGGCAACCCGGATGGGGTTGAGCTCGAGCCCTGCTTTGTCACCACCCGCCAAGGCATTGCGCCTGGTATCGGTTTCTATACCGAAGACATGGATTACCCGCTGGCTATCACCTTGCCGAAGCTCAAGCAGCTTGTTGAGGCTATCGAGGCGGAGATCGCCAATGGCTGACTTGCGAATTCGCCCAACCATGGCCAGCCAAAGGTTGGATCTGCCCAGCCTCTGCGATATCTGCGGCAAGGCCCGTTCCACCCGCAAGCATGCCTCCTGCAGCCGCACCCGGCAGCAACGCAAAGCCACCGAGTGGGCCAGCTACATGGCCAATCTCGCCGCCAAGAAAGCCCAGGGAGGCCGCCGTTATGCCCGTTGAAATCCGTACTCGCTTCACCACCGGCACCTACGTGGCCACCGTGCGCGGCGAGAAACGTACCGCCAGCAACACCATCAGCGCCCGACAGGCCGCCGAAGCCATGGTCCGCAAGCTGGGCCTCGATCCGGCCCACCTGGTGGAGAAAGAACGCGACGTGATCGACCCGAAAGACCGCGTCACCTTTACCCATCCAGGAGAGCCGGCATGAAGACCGAAACTACTCAGATCACCAAGCTGCTGATCAGCGACCTCATGGGCGAACCTTTCAAGCTGGACCCGGTGACCGTGATTCTCGAGGACATCGGACACCGCGTGATTCCCTCGGCAGGCAAGAGCTACACCACGCGACAGGGCAAGATCATTGTCGAGTGCTATGGCAAATCGTGGTCAGCGTACTGGGGCGGAATGGGTGACCGGACGGTGGCCCAGTTCTTCAGCGACGAGCATAGCGAGTACCTGATCGGCAGCCTGGCGCCCAGCCTTGGCGGTAGCCGTTTCAGCGGTGACGCCCTGGTCAATATGGCGAAGCGCGTGGTTCTGGATTGCCGGCGCGGTCGCACGGCCAACCACCACCCGTACAGCATGGACAAGGAAGAGGCCCGCAAGCTATTCGACCGCATCGAGGACGAGCTGCGCAGCGTCGAGCGGGAGGATCACTGCTGGAACCACTCCGATCTGCTCTCCGAACTGTTCAGCGACGAGTGGTGGCACGCCGCTGGCGACGCCACTGAGCCGAACCCGGACTACCTGTACCTGCAGCGCATCGTGCTGGCCGTGCAAACCGGGCTTCGCCTAGCCGGGCTGGCGAATGACAAGCGGGCTGGCTGACCTAGAAATCACACCAACCAATTCGAGGCCCGGCGACGGGCCTTTTTCTATTGCTGCGGTTGCGGTACCGGTACCGTGCCCGCTGGGTTTCGCGTGGGGACGCATATGGCAGATGGAGTTGAGGTGCGCGGGAACTCCGTGCGCGTGGACTTTCGGTGGCAGGGCAAGCGCTGTAAGGAGCCGTTTCCTGGCCCGCCGACACCGGGCAACCTGGAAAAGGCGGCGCGGCTGGTTGCGATCATCAAGCACGAAATTCAGGCCGGGACGTTCAGCTACGCGCGCTATTTCCCCGACTCGGCGCGGGTGAAGGAGGGCACGTTCGGCCATTGGATTGACCTCTGGCTGGATATCAAGCGCAACGAGCTGGCCAAGTCCTCAATGGATGGCCACGAGAGCAAGATCAACTGCCATATCCGGGGGCAGTGGGGTGAGCGCCAGGCAGAAGACATCAGCTTTGTGGAGATGCAGCGGTGGGTGCAGAAGGGGCTGATGCCCAAGCTGCACAACAAGACGGTGCGCGAAATCGTGGCGATCGTGCGGCAGATCTACCAGCTCTACCGGACGACCAATGCCGTGGCGTTCGACCCGACGGAAGGCATCGTGATCCGGTTGCCGGACGATGAAGACCCGGACCCGTTCGAGCGCAAGGAGATCGATGCGATCCTGGGCACCCCATCACCTGGCCGCGAGCAGGAGCTGGCTCTGATCAAGTTCATGATCTGGACGGGGCCGCGGGTGAGCGAGGCGATCGCGCTGGCCTGGGAGGACGTCGACCTGGCGAAGGGCGAAGTGACCTTCCGCCGGGCGAGAGTGCGCAGCGCCTACAAGGTAACGAAGACGCGCCGTTCGACGCGCAAGGTCAAGCTGCTGAAGCCTGCCCTGGAAGCGCTACGCGAGCAGGCCGAGCGCACAGAGAAGCTGCCAAAGGTCGAGGTTGAGACGACCGATCGGGATAACCGGACGGTGCGCAAGCAGTACCTGCGGTTCGTGTTCCATAACTCGCACACCAATCAGGCGTACTCAACCTCGGACAACATGCGCAACGGGTGGTGGAACGGCCACCTGAAGGCAGCGGGCGTTCGCCATCGCGGGCCGAACAACTGCCGGCACACCTTCGCCAGCCAGATGCTCACCAGCGGCGTGGTGCCGCTTGATTGGATTGCCGAGCATATGGGCCACACGTCCACCTCAATGATCCACAAGCACTACGGCAAGTGGATCAGCAACGACGCGGCCGATATGACCGGCATTATCGAGCGACAGCTGAAGCTGTAGCCGGTCCCGCTCCAAAACGGCCACAAGCCCCGATTTCCGGGGCTTTTTCGTATGCCCCGGGACCACGGATGGTCCCAAAATGGTCCCATTGGCCAGCTGCCCGAGAAAAATTCCTTAGAAATCAACGTCCCAAGGCGGCCGTGCGATGATTTCGAATCTCTGCGCTTCCGCCATCTGCAATCCTGAAGGCCCCGATTACGGGGCCTTCAGCGTTTCTGTGGTACGGAAAACGAGCGCGGATGTTGCCAGGATCGGCGAATGTCAGGCTGCAGTTCCATTGCGTAGGCTGCCCGCGCGACTTCCTGCAACATCCGTAGGGCAAGTTTTGCTCTGACAGTGTCGACGCACGTTGTGCTGCAGTTGGCACTTGCCAGCCAGAGCGATGCGAAAGCCACTGCTAGAATCCGCCGCCTGACAAATGGAGTTGTCATCATGAAGCGATTCAGGCAACCGGAGGCATTTGCCCTGGTTCAACAATATTTCGAACCGCTGCTGTTCAGCGCGCGGATGGATTCGCCCTCGACCATCCGCGTGCTGCTAGTCGATGAAGCGGCAGGCGAGTCGCTCTTGCTTACCGGTTTACCGTGCCGGCTATCGCTTTCCCGCGCCGAGATCACTGGGCTGATCAATACCATCGATCTGGACGCCGCCGCGCTGGGGCCGGCGCTGCTGAGCAAGCTCAAGCGCCCTCGCTTGCTTGGCTAG